AGATGTATGCGCTACCCTGATATGCAGAAGTATAATCAAGCGCAGCGTTATGCTATATGCAACGATATGTATAACTCGAAGAGAAAGTAAACATGGTTTTTGCAAGTTCAACAACGGGTTCAGGCGAGTTAGCTCCAATTTTGATGATTGACGGAGCAACAGCTTTGCAAGACTATGGGATTCCACTGGAATATTGTGACAGGTGCCCAAAATGCCAAGGATGGATTCATCAGCTTTTAGCGTATAACCCAACTAATAGCTACAAATATTTAGCTCCCTGCGCTATTTGCGGACAATTCATCGAATATAAAGACAACACAAATGCATTGACTAACTTTAGCCTTGTAAAATCTGGTAAAACTACACCGTACGACACAGAAATGCGGGAAGTGTGGGAACGCTATTGAGCATTCAAAAATCGCCTGAAGTAGACGTAATCGTTGACTTCGTGCAGAGCTTAAAGCCCCGCGAAACACTTGAAGTTGGCTCAAACTTTAGCAGAGAACTGAAGTTCCTTGAGAAACTCACAAAAATTTATGGCATCGACAAAGACGCCGAGAAAATTAAAGTAGCGCAAACATACGCTAAAGGTATATTTAAAGTTGCTGATGCATCGTTTATACCTTATAGATCGAACAGATTTGATTTAGTTTACACGTCAGGTGTATTGTGCCACAATCCAGCTGAAAAAATTGCAGATTACATTAACGAAATGTTTAGGGTCTCTAAAAAGTATATACTCATAGTTGAGTACGTGGGTTCTCACCTTTCCAAGAACATCGTGGGTAATTGTAAACAAAACACTTGGGTTCACGATTATGATTTATTAGTTTCAAAATTAGATGTGATAATCAAGTACAACCAGAAAAAGTTCTTTGGAACAGACTGCTTCCAAGTTGTACTTTTAGAGAAGGTTCTACAGCCGCGAATTACACAAAATGTGTTTATAGAACCAAAAGCAAGTAGATTTATGTTAAAATTAGGCAAATATAAAATGGAGATAAAGTAAAATGAGTTTTAATAAAGGGGTACTTGATGCATACAGAAAAATTGTTACTAAAGATATTGTAACTCGCACGCTTTTAGTAACAGGTTCAGCTAATATAGGTGGAAATTTATATGTTACTGGAAGCATAATTGCTGGCGGTGGTGGTTTAGGCACAGGTGACATGCTCAAGTCAGTGTATGACGTTGCTAATAGCGGGTCAGTTGACAACTCTAATAAACTTGACAATTTAAATTTATCAGAAGTTAGAACTCATGCTCCTGCGTCACATTCTGGTAGTCATGCTACAGGTGGCGGCGACGCAATAAGTATTTTTAAAACTCAAGTGCGCGATATTAATGATTTTAATTTAGTGGCACCACAGTTATCAATAACAGGTTCTACGATTTCTTCTATAAGTGGAAGCGTTATTATAACTGGAAGCATAAGTGGAAGTGACTATTACGGCCCAGTTATGCATATTCGCACTGGTAGCATTTATACCTTTGGTCGCAGGCGATTAAATGTTGTCAGCGGCGGTGCAATGATTATAAATATGACTGAAGACCCGGTCAACGACGAAGTTGTATTAACTTTACAATCTACAGGAAGTGGTGGTGCAGGCACAGGTTTAGCTGATACTGTTGTTGGGGGATTAACTTATGGACAAAACAGTGGCTCAGGTACAGCTTCAAGTGTTTCACGTTCAGATCACACCCATGGAACTCCAAGTTTAAGTTTAGCAAATGCTCAAGACGCTGGTGCAACAGCAAGTTCGGGTTCGATAGCTACAGGAAGTAAAGTTGACCACGTTCATAGGGGTGTACTTAGCTTTGCAAATTCTGGTTCATCAGACTTATATACAAGAGTTTACTTAACTGGGAGTACAGGAATAATTTCAACTCAAGCTGGTCAAGTTATTAAGCTTGTAACAGATCCAACAAATTTGAATTCTGCAAATATAACTGCAAGTGTTTTGTTATCGGGTTCGGACGTTCATGCCCCAACAGCAAGTATTGATGCTTTGACATCAATTGGTGTAACTTCAACTACAATTTCAGGAAGCGTAGTATCTGGAAGTTCTTATATTGGCGATGCAGTTGTTGTAACAAACATTACAGCCACAAATATAACTGGTTCTACAATATCTGGATCAGCACTGTCAGCACCAGTAGCTACTATTACAAATATTAATACAACAAATATTACTGGAAGTATTATATCTGGTAGTACAGCGTTTAGAGGACCTTTAGTCAATGTTACTAATATTGTTGCAGTAAACATAACTGGTAGCACAATATTGTCTGGTGCTAATGTTTATTCACCGGTAGCAACTATAACTAATATTAATGCAACGAATATCACTGGAAGCACTCTTTCAGGCAGTGTAATTTTAGGTGCAACTGCAACGATTACAAATATCAATGCAAGTAATGTTACGGGAAGTTTCTTATCAGGTTCAGATATTCATGCTCCAATAGCGCAAATTGATAATATTAGTGTTGTAAACTTAACTGGTAGCGGAATAATCTCTGGAAGCACGATTTATGCTTCAAACTTACAAGTACCAAACTTTTCACCTACAGGTATTGTTGCAACTACAATTACTGGCAGCTCTACAGTTTCTGGAAGCACAGTATACGCAACTACATTTAGTGGAAGTAAAATGGTTCTTATTGGTGATATTTCAGGTAGTTCATATAGTGGACCTGTAGTTTCAGTTAGGACAGGTAGTGACACAACAACTTATGCGCGTAAGCGATTGAATTTTATTAATAGCGGTGGAATGATTATAAATGTAGCGGATGATCCTACAAATAGTGAAATACAAGTTCAACTACAAGCATCAGTAGGTGGAATTACACCAAGCGATAGTGTTGTCAACGAAACAGCTTTTGGGCAATTACCAGTAGCAGGAACTTCAATTACATTAGCAAGAGGAGATCATACTCACGGATCGCCAAGTTTATCTACAGACATAGCACAAAATATAAGTGACACTGCTACAGCAGGTACAGTCAATACCGGAAGCAGAGTTGACCATATTCACCGGGGAGTTGCTTCAATTGGTTATTCGGGATCGTCACCATTATATGGAATAGTCAATGTCACGGGCAGTACTAATGTTACAGTTGCACAAGGTACTCAAAGTTTAACTGTTTCGTTACCTACAAGTATTACATTAACTAATGTTACTGGTAGCACACTTTTGTCTGGAAGCGCAATACGTGGCGCAACAGCTATAATTACAAACATAACGGCTACAAATATAACAGGATCTTTATTGTCAGGGTCAGATCATAGGGGTCCAACGGCGACTATAACTTCGATTAATGCAACTACAATTACTGGAAGTACAAGTATTTCTGGTAGTGTAATTTACGGTGCAAACGCAGTCATTACAAATGTAAATGTCACAAATATAACTGGAAGTATAATTTCTGGTAGTACGTTATATGCTAACATAGCTACTATACAAAACTTTACTACAAGTAATTTAACAGCTACTAACGTAACAGGTTCTACTTCAATATCAGGAAGTAATGTTTATGGTAATAATGCAAGTTTAGTAACTGTGAATTCCACATCTATAACGGCGACGAACATTACAGCTACAGGAAGAAATTCTGGTAGTGATTTTAGAGGACCAACAGCAACAATTACGAATGTGAATGCAACAAACATTACAGGATCATTATTATCAGGTAGTGACCATAGGGGTCCAACGGCGACTATAACTAATGTTTATGTTACAAACTTAACGGGTAGTGGAACAGTTTCGGGAAGTTTAGTGCGTGGTTCAGACATAACTGGTAGTCACATAGGCGCAAACGGCAACATTGTAGCAATCGGGAACATTTCTGGAAGCTCTATAAGCGGTAGCATCACTATGAATATGGATGGCAATGCGCGTGTAACTGTGAGACAAAACTCGGGAGGTAGTGGTTATACTCGAAGAAGAATTAATTTAATAGAAGGCACAGGCATTACACTTAACATAGGAGATGATGTAGTAAATGAAGAAGTAGATGTTACTATAACATCTACAGGTGGAACTGCAACTTCTTTATCGGGAAGCAAGGGTCCGTACACTTACATCGTGTTTTCAGGTTCAGCCGTAGGTGGACCATATTTTGCGAAAAATAGTGACGGTACAGCGATATACAGTGGCTCAGAAGCTTATTTAGTTTTGAAAAATGCTATAAATGCTGCAAGCACAGCGAGCGGCTCAGTTTATGTTAAAGCTGCGAAATATGCTCTTTCACAAAATATTGACCCAACATTTAAAAACGTAGATATAATAGGAGAGCAAGGCGCCTATATATATCTTAAAAATGGTTTAGCGTTAGATATGAATCACCAAGTACCTATTGACGCAGTTGATATGCAAAATTGTAATATACGCGGATTAACAATTGATGGAAATTATTTAAATAATGATTATTTAGGAGCCACACCTGCACTCATTAGAATGGAAGGTAATTGTCATAACGTTAATATTGAAAACAATACTTTGATTAATGCTCGAATGTACACTATACTTGCAATAGCATATACTAACAACCATTTATACAATGTTAATATCAAAAATAATCTATGCAACGGTGGTTTTTATAATTCTATATACTATTTAGCTTGGGACACAACAGTTACAGGTTCAATTATGGGATGTGAAGTTACTGGTAATGATGTATCAAACTTTGCAGATATAGGTATATGTATTGGACAAGCTATTTCTGGTAATATAACAGATATAAATGTACATGATAATAAAGTACATGATGGTACAACCAATGGAACATTGGGAAGTGGTGGAGGAACTAATAGTGTATTCGGTATTCGTTTCGAAGGTGATGTTCTTTATTCACAAATTATTGACAACAATATTTGGGGAGTGCGTTCACCAATTGGAGATGATGGAGTTCAAAATATTATCCAAGGTAATAAAGTTAGAAGTGATTTGTCTGGTGCTACAGATACCATAGGTCTTTTTGGAAGTGGAAGTAAATGTGAAAATAATACTATCTTCACTGGTTACACGGGTTTCTTTTCGGGTGTACAAATATATGGCGATGGAAATAAAATTGCATTTAATAATGTTATCAACCTTGGACCAGCTGGAAACTGTGGAGGCATATCTGAAAATGGTAATCCAGTAAATACTACAATTATATATAATGATACACGTGGATGTCAATATCCAATCAATACGGGCAGCGGAGCAAAACACACAATAGTTGGTAACCTAACTGTATAATAAAAAGGGATTAGAATGACAATATATTTAGAAGACACATTCGAATCGGGTAACACGGGTTCATGGGATACTTCAGGTACTAATGGAGCAACAATAAGTGTTATAAATGGTGCAGCATTATTTGGATCATATGGTTTGCAATATGGTAACATGATAGATACTCTATACGAAGCCTATTTATCTAAAACAGTAAATTACCCAGTTTTAAATATACGTGCTTATTTCCAATTTAATCAACATATGGCTGATAACACAAGCGTATCTGCTTTATTATGGATGGCAATATTTGGAAATTTTAGTGTTGATTTGGTGCGCGGTGTTGGAAATTCAAGTTATTATTGGAGACTTATAAATCGAGATACTGCAACATATACAGGTTCATCGTTTACATTACCCATAGGGTCTAAATTTTGTTTAGAAACACATGGTAAAATTGGTACTTCAACTGGAGAAGCAATTTTATATTACAATGATATAGCGGTAATCAACCAAACTAATATACAAGTTGTAGATGATGGATTTAACTGGACAGAAGTGCGTGTAGAAGCTTTCCAAGATGTAGGAAATGCTAATATTGGAAACCTTTATATTGATAATATAGTTATTGCTAATGCCTATATTGGATTAGTAAGTTCTTCGCAAGCCGTGACATATACCGACGGATTAATTTATATTAACTATAATAGTTAAATCTTTAGTGATGAAAAATGAGTAAAAATAAAAAACCTTCATGGTTACATCCAATTGAAAGATTAGAATATAATGGTTCTATGAAGACTTACAAAGAAATTCAAGCGTATATTTTGCCAAAAGATATTGCCGAATCTTACGATGTAGATTTACCACCAAGCTTCAGCGAACAACCTGCGTTGTATCTACTACGGGGTTTAGGTTATAAGAAAGGTTTACCACCTGGTACAGGTGTTGGACTTGTACAGAGTCCATATGCTGACATTTACACTAAAATTTATGGCGTCAACCCAATTGCAGATTTATCTCTCTATAGAAAGATTTATCGTAATCACCCTGACATTCAGAATGCAATTCAAATGCAAGCTAACTTAGCCATCGGTAAAGGTTTCACGTTGAAGCATAAAGATGAAAAAGTTATTGAATACGTCTTAGAAAAGTGTAACGAATTAGACATCATGAACCACATGTTAACGATGGCGACAGACTGTTTAGTTTATGGCAACAGCTTCACTGAAATTCAATGGGACAAAACTGTTTCTAAAAAAGAGCAGATGTATGAGTACAACGGTGAACACTACACAAGAAATGACTTGGAAGAGTTGGAGATACCGCTGAAGCAAGTTAAAAATGCTACGGTGGATGACAAGGGTACTGCTAAAAATTTTGTTGCGGAGGTTACAAGTAAAGACCCAGAGTCGAAGACTATAGTTGCGCTGAAAGATTTGGATCCTTTATACATGAGAGTAAGAAGGGACTCCTATGGAAACTGCTTCGGATTCATCCAGTGGCTGGCTTTTCCACCAGTACTTATAGATAATGAGTCATGCATACACATAAAGAATAGACCTATGTCGTGGGGTTACGAAAGCATGGTTTCTACATGTATTGTAAGAACTAACCCATCAATAAAAAAAATAGAAGATTTATTAATAGGAGATAAAGTTCTTACAGCAAGTGGTAACTATATTGCATTAGAAGAACCTCCAAATGCGCATCCTTATGAAGGAAAAATGTTTAAAATCTTTAGCAAATATACTAACATACCATTAGAATGCACTTATCAACATCCAGTTTTAACATATATAGAAAATGGTATGTTTGAATATAAATTTGCTAAAGATTTAAAGAAAGGAGACAAACTTGTTGTACCAGTTAATACTTCTTATATAGATATAGCAGAAATAGACCTTAGAGATTATATGAGTTACGTAACATTGTTGTATGCAGGATTTACTAAAGAAAGAGATGAACTTTTATGGAGTATTTACAATGAAACTAAAAGTTATACTATAACATCGCAGAAATTAAGAGAAAATGGGCATCCTATATTAGCGGGGGCAATAAGCAGTATAGTAAGAGGAAAATCTCATCCAAAAGGTAAAAGTGTAAAAATTAAATTTGGTAAATCCTTATTTAGGCTTGCAGGCTATTACTTAGCTGAAGGATCCTCAACTAAACATAGAGTTAATTTTGCATTTGGTTCAGATGAATTAGAGTTTGCCGAAGAAGTAGTTGCTTTAGGAAGAGAATTATTTGGAGCAAAAGGCCAGATAAAAAGAGTTTTAAATACATATATAGTGACTATAAAATCTACTCCTTGTAGAATTCTTTTAGAATACTTATGCGGTAAAGATTCACATGATAAACGCATAGCTACTATTTTAATGAAAGCAAATCCAGTGTTGCAACAAGAGCTTTTTGAAACATGGATAAACGGTGATGGTAATCATAGAAAAAATAGCAAACGAATAAGTGGAGTAACAGTTTCTCAAGAACTTGCGTATCAATTGCAACAAATTATATTAAGACAAGGAAAGACTGCTGGTTTAAAGAAACGAATTTCATATAAAGAAAGAAAACTGAAAGATGGTAGAATTATACATTCTTCACCTATTCAATATATTGTTGAGGTATGCTTAGGGAAATGCTCAAAGTTTGTAGATAATAAACTGATGCTTCCTATTACAAAAATAGAAACTTATGATTACAAAGGACTTGTATGGGATATTCACGTACCAGATAAAGAAACGTTCTGCACAGAATTTGGTTATGCTGTACATAACAGCGCTTATGGCACCAGTATTCTTATGCCCATCATCAAAAATACGGAGCTTTTAGAGCAGTTTGAAAATGATGCTTCCGTATGGATTCACAGCAGAGCAGTGCCACCACTAATAGTGAAAGGTGGTAGCCCAGAAAAACCTTATAGCACAGCTCAAATGGGTGAATTGATGAACACCCTCAAGAGCCGCACAGCAGCCACTATGATTTTCACTAAAGGCGATGTCGCCTTTGAAGAGCTGCAAACTATAGCTTCCGATTTAAACCTTGATTGGTGGATCAATTATCTTCTCCTGCGACGCTATCAAGCATTAGGCGTACCGCCACTATTGATGGGTAAAGCTGATAAAGGCTCTAAAGGCACAGCCGAAGTTGTCTTGCACGACTTTGTTTCACGACTGCAAGTTCTACAAGAATTCATTGCCGATCCCATCGAAGAATACATTTTTAAACCCCTAATTAAAGAAAAATTCGGTGATAGCACAGAAAACGTTGAAATTATCTGGCGCCCAATCATAGAAGAAACAAAAGACATGCGTTCACAGAGACTAATACAGTTGTTGCAAGCGGGAGCAATCAGCGTCAACGAATGCAGAGCAGAAATGGGTTTCAACATGATCTCTGAAGCAAAATATGATAAACTTGAATCTAAAGAACCTGCAACAAACCAAAATGGTTTTCCACCTAAAAAACAACCTGAAGACGGCGCGCAACCCGCGTTTAAGAAGCCTGCGTTGGAACCCGAAAGTAAAGGTCCCGAGCAGCGCTCTAAAAATCCTCCTGAGGGGCACATGAAATTGGAAGACATCAAAACACGTAAAGTGCAACTTCTTCAGTTAGAAGAATCTTTCAGAGAAAAAATGCTTAGTTTAACGCAGAAAACAAAGTTTGAACTAAAAGACGGGGCGAAGCTAACGAAAGATGTCAAGCAGGAAGCTGTGGCTGACGCCTGTAGAGTCATCAACGAAAATGTTATCTCGTCTTACCTTATAGGGCGACTAAATGCGAATGCAGCAGTAGGTAAAGACGACAACTTAAGTTTAACGCAAGAAGACTTGAAGCACGTCGCTACATTGAAAGAAAAGTGCAGTAAAGACTTCGAGAAAATTCTTGATGACATGATTGCATCTAAAGAGAATGGAACATTGGAGTGAAATGGGGTATGGCAGCAGATTTTTCAGCAGTAATTTTAAATATTTTAAATTTGCTGCTTATAACCCCTATAACTTATTATACTTGGTTATTAGGTAAAAAGTTTGGATTTTCTTATCCATGGAAACTTATTTCTGCTGGATATATAATAGCATCCTTAGGATGCATAGTTAGAATTTTCGGTGAATATTATATAAAAACATCATTCCCAAATATATTAGATATTGGAATAATCTTGAATTTGTGTTCATATATTTTTATATTAATAGGATTCATTTTTATTTATAAAGTATTCGACAAGGAGGTAAAAAAATGAGTTTAGATGTTGGACTAGGCATATCAGTTGTTTCAATTGCTATAGCTTCTATAAACTTTTTGTATGCGCGTTTTAAAGCTGAAGCAGATTTAGATAAAAGAATCTCTGTTATAGAAGAGAAAACTAAAAAAACTGATTACTTAGACGACATAATCGCCATTAAAGATAGGTTAACACGGGTTGAACTTAGAGAAGATTTAACTAAAAAAGTGGATTTAATCTGTGAAGATATGCATGAAATTAAAGTGAAGAACTCATTAATTTGGGGTGCAGTTGAAAAAGCTATGGTTGACATTTTGCATCACCCAACAGAAGTTGAACGCGACCTTTTACTGGAAAAGTTACGTAATAAAAGCATAACTTTGCAAGAAATGGAGATTTTAGAATTCATGCTTGAGCAAGCTATAAAGGACAAGAGAGGGCAAACTGAATCAATAGCGGCTACACTTCTATTAGCACTGGTGAAGCAGAAAATTTACGATTACACAGGTAAAATAGAGATTTTGAAGGGGTGTGTATAACTTGACTGTTGAAATGTTAATTATTATTCCTGTAGATAATTTAGATTTGGATTCAGCGTGCAACGAATTAGCCGATTTCATAAAACATAATTTCAAAATTGATTCCACAGTGATTATATCTGCGCAGATTCTGCAAAAGAAAGTTGTCATTAGGTCAAATGGAAGCAAACCTGAGGCGTTATGTTAAATGAGTTTAGAAGAATTAAATGAAATAGTTGCTGAGCTACGTAGCATAACAAGCTCTGCAAAGCGAAGCTTCACTAAAGACGAGTCCAACAACTTGTGGAACCAAATGGGGCTTGACGAGAAACGCTATGACAGGACGCAGTTTTGGTTAGGTCTTAATGTAGAGTTGGAACATGGAACTAAAGGAGCATGGAACATCACTAATAATGATCCTATAATGACTGCGAAGATAGCTTTAGTTCATTTAGACGAAAAACGTAACTATTATAGTTTACTTGAAAAGTATGTTGATAACGAATGAAATTTGAAGACAGGGCTGACGCCTTAATTTGGGATTCACTCTTGAAGTCTTACCAAGTAGGAATTGGTAAAGCCCTTAAAGAATCGGGTTTCACAAGATTTGTTTGGGCGACTTCAATGTCTGACAAAAACTGCAAAGTTTGCAGGGCGTTGAATGGAGTAGAGTTTTCAGTTGAAGAAATAGAAAAGATTTATCCCTGCCACAACCATTGCACATGTGGGGTAATGCCTAAGGTGTAAAATGTGAGTATAGTTGAAATAAGAGTTGACGCAAGCAATGCGCTGAAAGGTTTAGAGCAATTAGTGAGAAACGCAGAGGATTCATCGCAAATTGTGGCTGAAGTATCACGGGAAATGGCAGAATACATAGTTACACGCGCAAAAGAATTGGTGCCTGTAGACACAGGGATTCTACAAGAGAGCATTCATTATGAAGGAGACTACCCGAGTTTCACTTTTGTTGCAAATGCAATGAATAAGGGTGAATATTACGGAGTTTACGTGGAATATGGAACATCTATGCAGTCGCCACAGCCTTACTTGGAGCCCGCTGTAAAGGAAGGTTTAAAGGAGCATAGAGCAATAATGAAAGATCAAATTATGAGGTTTATACGTGGGAGATAATGAAAGATGTCTATGAGTACACAAAGTTTAGCACCTAATACAGAAAAATCAATGCTTTACCCAAAGTTGTCTATAGACAAAACGCGTCCATCAGGTAAACACTATCAGTGCCCACGTTGCCAAGGTAATTTACGATCAAGAATTCAAGCTCAAATAATTAGGAAGAGCGAAATCGTTTTTGGTTTCAGCTGTGCAGATTGTGGAAACCGTTGGTATTTGTCGAGTAAGTTGATCCTAAACGAAGTTTTGGAAGAGCAATGCCAAAAAATTCACAAGTTCACTATGACTACAAAGAAAGAGTTTGGTGGATTATTAGTGAAAACTCCCGAGGGTATACGCATCGACATGATTGACATTGGAGAAGATTTGTCAGTGACTTTCAAGAAAACTAAAGAGTATCGTTCAGATGAAAAAATTGTGGGAACAATTCACGCGCATCCTGTCACAGATATTCCGAGTGATTTTGATATCGCGACGTTTCTACGAGATGACTTCGAGAAAATTAGCGTTGTAGTAGGCTCAGAAGGAACAGTAAACGTCATGGTGAAAACTAAAGATACAGTGAAACTTGCTCAAGATGGAGTTCCACAATGGGTTCAAGATAACAAAGATGTGAGCTTCACTGAAAAGGCGAATGCTTATAGATTCTTGTTGTTCAGGGGAAAAGTAAACAATTTGAAGCTATGCGGTGGCGCAAGCAATATGACTGTGACGAGCTTGGAGAAGCTCTTTTCACAAGTGGATACGATGGTTACGTATTAGGTTAAGTATATTGTAGACGCTATGCGTCTGATAAAAGGTTAGGTTATTATAGTAACATGGAGGATATGATTTAACATGGCATCTCAACCCAATAGGGTTTACCCAATGAATGAATACAGAGAAGTTATCACAGATGTTGTTACATCCGTAACTGGCAGTTTTACAAATAAAGTATCAGCTGCAAGACACCGATTCTCAACGACATATACACTTGCACCATCAGGTTCTATGGCTTCAGGTGAAGTTGTGCTTGTGACAGGTTCTTCAGGAACTTCAGCAGCTCTCTGGTTTGCAGTTAGAAGCGGCAGTGGCTACGCAATATACAGCCTCGAAGGTACATATCAAAGCTCAGGTTCTAACGCTTAAAAAGTTTAAAGGGTAAAACTATACAGAATTCACCTTGGCTTTTGCCAAGGCTTTAATCACAATTAGGAAAGATACAAATGAGTGAAAATACCCATATAGATATAAGAGATAATAGAGGAAGATTTGGTAAGGGTAGAAAACACTCGGCAGAAGAGCTTAAGATTATTGGTGAAACTATTATCCGACTTCGAAAGGGTAAAACTTACGAAGAAATTTATGGAAAAGAGAAGTCTGAGGAAGTTCTTAAAAAAATAAGAGATAGAGTAACATTGAAATGTAAAGAATGCGGAAAAGATTTTGAAGTAATAAAGGCTCACAAAAATCAACAATGTTGTTCAAGAACTTGCGCAGGAAACAAAAGAAAGCATATTAGACAAACAAAAGTTTGCCCAGTTTGTAAACAAAATTTTTTAGCTTATCCCAGTTCAAGTAAATTATTTTGCTCTCGTAAATGTTTAGATATTGGGTTTAAAGATTGTTTTTCTGAACATAAAGAAGAAATCCATAGACAAAAGAAAATCTTAGAAGAACAAGGATTTAAATGTTTATTAGCAGATGAAGCACCAAAGCCAGATATTATAGCTCGAAAAGATAATATGGTTTATGCTATAGAAGTAGAATTGAGTGGATATCCTAATTACAAAAAATATTTTGATAATGATTTTTTTGATGATATAATTTGGTTAGTAGAAAGAGAAGGAAAATTAAACAAGAAGGATAAATATGGACAATCTAAAGTTTGATTGGCAAGCAGGTTTAGCTGAAGGTTCTAAAGAAGTAGATGGAAGCTTGCTTATTTCAGGCGAGTTAGTTAACGCAGAAGTTTGTGCAAATAACTTTGCGTTGGATGCAGATGAATTACCTAAACTTGCAGCCCAAGTTAAAAATATTACGCTTCGCTTGGATCATTCTAAAGCCGTCCGTGATATTATTGGAGGCCTAAGGTTAGGTACTTATGATAATGAGAAGAAACGGGTAATGTTTGAGGCGGAAGTAGATGATCCAGCAATACAAAAAGCAATTATGAAGGGTCGTTTAAAATATGTAAGTATCGGTGCCTCAGCAGATGCTTTTTGTTCAAAGTGCAGTCAACCTTCAAGACCCAGACTTTGTAAATGTAAAGGAGCACATGATATTATTAAAAACATACAGTTGAAAGAAGCATCAATTGTTTCAGAGCCGGCGTACAAATCCAGCTCATTTTCCCCACAAGGATTCATTGCTTCGATTACATCCGCATTAGCGGAAGAAATAGTCACGCCCAATTCTTCAAAAATTGAAGATGAGGCTAGACCTTTAGAAAATAAAAATTTAGGAGAAAAAGAAATGTCAAAAGAAATAGAAGCTACTACCTTGAAACCCGCAGGAACCGATGCTATCGTTGTGCTCGCAGAGAAGCTTGAAGCAATTGCAGGCACCGTCGCAAAGATGGAAGCG